AAAGCTTGCTACTAAGTACAAGTTGAATGATCGTGAAAAGATGGAAACTATCCAATTACTATCCGATATGGGATTCCCAGTTAGAATCGATAGAGGTCTAATTGGCGATGAAGTCGATGTAACTTCTTCAGATAACTTCGACTGGGCTGCTAACTATAAGGCGTAAAAATGTCAAAATACTCTAGACATCAACCATCTATAATTAGAGAGTGTGACGCATCTGATAACTGGATGCAACAACTTGAAAAAAATTTAGAGCGTAATGCTGTTGAGGCACGTAAGCCATAATCTATTTACGATCAAATTAGTTCAATTATGAATAACAAGAAGTCTAAGTTTTCTTCTGTTGAGGATGTTGTCCAAGACATGAGGGAGCGTAGTGGTCTTGTAGCTTACCTTGATAAGGTAAGAAAAGCTGCCGCTATTCTTCAGTCGGCTAAGACTGCTCAGGATAACACTCCAGTTGTTTTTACTAAGAATCCAACTATCAAGAATACTTTAGAAAACTACATTCGTGAAAGCAGGGGAAACTCTACTGTCCCAGCTATTTTAGAGAAAATTAAGGAAATACATAGGTCAGACGTTGCTGATCCAGCAGACTGGGAAGATGAGAATCTTGTTAAGTTTATTAGTGTCATGAACGCCAAGGAGAAAGAAAAGTATCCTAAGAATGATGCTGAGTATGTAGACCTCGGACGTGCGCCTCGTCTTCAAGATAAAGACATTGACGCTGAAAATACTGATGCTTTCCACTCATTGATGCCAGCTTCCAAATAATCATCTATTACCAGATATGGTAATAAATAATTATTTATGATATGAGCAATCATGATTTATTTCATAAATTAAGGAAAGCATTACTGAATCTCGATCCTGTGAGCTTTGTGGAGACGTATCTAACACTAGAAGGCGAGCCTTTTAAATTAACTGGTAATGGATATAAACCCTTTAGCGATATTTATAGATATGTTGGTTTGAAGGCATTAGATTCAGATGCTAAGCCAATCGTTATTGTTAAAGGACGTCAGGTTGGAGGAACTACCATGGCATCTGCCCTTGAAATGTATTTCATGGGCAGCGGTCTTTTTGGCGTTGCTGGACGACCACCAATCAGAGTTATTCATGCATTCCCACAATTAGAAGCCGCAGCAGCTTATTCAAAAACTAAGCTTAATCCAATGATTACTGGGTCTGTAATCACTGAAGAAAAAAAAGGTCCAGGCAAAGTTAAGTCCTTCATGTCTAACTTGTTGGATACTTCTACTGCAACTAACGACTCTTTGCACTTCAAACAATTCGTAGGTGGAAACCACATCTGGATTGAATCTACTGGATTGGATGCAAACAGACTTAGAGGTCGTACCGCTGATGTTATCTTCTTCGACGAAGTACAGGATATTCCTCAAGACGCAATAAACAATGCAACGAAAATGTTGGCTCAGGCTAAATATGGTCCAAAGCCACTTGGTGTTCAAGTTTATTTCGGAACTCCAAAAAAGAAGGGATCCGTTTTCTACAACATTTGGAATAAGTCATCTCAACAATATTATTATTTAGGTTGTGAAAAATGTGAAAAGCATTTCCCATTATATACTCCAGGCTCCAATGAATGGGAAAAAATTTGGCTACACACTTACATTGTAAAATGCACTCATTGTGGACATGAGCAAGATAAGCGTCCAGCCGCGGAGCGTGGTAAGTGGGTTTCTTCTAGAGATCCTGCCGAGTGTGACTATATTGGATTCCACATCAATCAGCTTTACATGCCTGGCTTTACCAAAGAAGATGTTATAAAGCAAAAGCCTGGCGTTCACCCAACTACAACTGAAAGAGCCTGGCAAAACGAAATTATGGGAGAGTTCTTTCAAGGTGATTCTAGCCCAATTACTCCTGAAGAAATTATTAAGAAATGTGGAGATACTGAGAGAAAACTAAGAGCTAGAATTGTTCCTGGTGAAGAGTACATGGTTGTTGTTGGAATCGACTATGGTGCTCGTGCCGACTTGGAACAAATGGCAGATCCAGAGAAAAGCGCCAAGAGAGGTCAATCTTATAGCTCGGCAGTCGTTTTGGCTTTGAAAGGTCCAAATCTGCTTTCTGTTGAATTCGCAACCAAATTCCAAAGAAACGATCTTGAAAGCAAAAAAGGTCTCATTGATCAGATCATGAGGCAGTATAGCTGCAAGCTAGCAATCGGAGATATTGGTTTCTCTCAAGACTTCTCAACTATTATGCACACTGCATACGGTGATAGGTACTTGGTATCTAGAGCTCACAATAAAGTTAATGGACATGTTAAGTATAATCCAGATGCATTTCCAAAAGAAATTGTTTTCGAAAGGGATTACTATATCGGTGAGCTATACGAAATGATGAAAGCTGGAAATATTAGATTTCCATTAGGTGATTATGAAAAAATTGGTTGGCTAATTAATCATTGCGCAAGTATGGAAATTAAGCCAAGTATCTCAAAGTTTGGAGATCCTACGTTACATTATGTTAAAGGATCAACTCCTAACGACGGTTTCATGGCATTGTTGAACGCATACATTGCCTATAAGTTTTTAATCACTTCAGGTTTTAACAATAATAATCCAAGCTTTAGTTTTTCAACAGATAATAAAAAACAAATAGAAAAACCTCTTGCTTTAACAGGTTACATCACCCGCAGAATGTAAATATAAATCTTAATGATATATTATTTATAAGGTATGGGAGAAGGAGCCAAAGGTAGATATGTCAGCCATAAAAGCTAATTCTCAGAAGTATTTAGATAGAAGCAAGAGCCTTAACAATAGTATTGTGAATAAATCAAAGACGCCACAAGTAAGCGCACTTATGGCGAATTCGGTTTCTCAATTTAGAAAAGATGCTCTTGGAGTAGAAGTAGAACAAGGTCTCTTCAGAGATGGGTCCGTTCCATCGGAAGTACAAAAAAAGTATCAATATACAGAAGCTTCCAACGTTGCTTCATCTGTTGGTTTAAAGAAGCAGGGACAAGTCCTCAGTAATGGTGGAGGATACAGAGGAAGCAATGATTCTGTTAAGCAAGTTCCTGAAGTTTACTCCCCACTCTGGTTAAGCAGCAACCTAAACCTGCCAAGAGACAGGGCAACTATTAATGCGTGGTGTAGGGCATTTTTCGCTTTAAACCCATTTGTTCATAATGCTATCAGTTTGCATAGCACCTATCCTATTTCAAAACTAAACATCAAATGTCCAAATAAAGATATTGAAAAATTCTTTAATGATATGATTGAAGAATTGGATTTGATGAATATCTGTGTTCAAATTGCACAAGAGTTCTGGTTATTGGGTGAAGCGTTCGTTTATGCTGAGCTTGATGAGAGTCGTGGTAAGTGGAGTCGTTTTCTAATTCAAAATCCTGACTACATGATTGTCAAGCGTACCGTTGTTGCAAACGAACCGCTTATCATGTTAAAGCCAGACGAGAATTTAAAAACAATTGTTCGTTCCAACAAGCCATCTGATATTGAACAAAGAAAGCAACTAAATCAACACATTATCGATTGTGTTCGTCGTGGTGAGAACATCCCATTGGATAATTTTCACGTATCTCACTTAGCTCGTAGAATCAGTCCATACGAAATCAGAGGCACTGGTCTTCCAGTCTGTATTTTCCGCCAATTAATGTTGTTCGATAAGCTTCGTGAATCCAAATATGCACAAGCAGACAACATGATTAACCCACTAACCTTAGTTAAGGTTGGTGGAGGAGCTGGTGATTACAAACCGACACATGCAGACTTGGAAGCATGGAGAAGTATTTTCGAAGAAGCTCAATATGATAAGGATTTCAAGATCTTTACTCACGAAGCGGTTGCTGTTGAGCGCGTTGGTTATGGTCAAGGTATCTTTGATATCTCTGGTGATATTACTCAATTAATGAAAGAAATTTATATTGGTTTGCAAGTTCCACAAGTTCTTATGGACGGTGGTGCTGATACTACTTATGCAAACGGTGGAGTTGCTCTTGACGTTCTTCGTCAAAGATATATGCAATTCCGTAATATGATGAGCCTTTGGCTTAAGAGAAAGATTTTTGCCCCAATCTCTAAGATTCAAGGATTCTATGAATATAAGAAGGGTAGCGGAAGATCCGAGAAGCAATTAATTGTTCCAGAAGTTGACTGGAATCACATGGCTTTATTCGATACCGATACCTATATTCAAACTCTTACTACTCTTACTCAAGGTGAAGGCGATCAAAAAAGAGTTTCTTTGCATACTCTTTATCGTTCTATTGGTCTTGATTGGGAAGATGAGCAACGTAAGATGAGAAAAGAATCTATTGCTGCCGCTATTATGAGAAAAGAAAAGATGGCATTGGATGCAATGGATCTAACCTCTCTAAGAGCTATTACTGATGATGAGGAAATTACTGAGCCAGATAATATGCAACAACAACCTGGCGCAGAGGCTCCAGTTCCAGGAGAAGCACCTCCTGGTGGAGATATGGGTGGTCTTCCTCCGCTTCCAGGATTAAGCGGTCCACCACCAGGTGGCGGGGGCGGCGCCGGAGCACCTCCACCTCCTCCAGAAGGCGCTCCTCCTCCAGAAGCAGGCGCCCCACCCGCACCTCCTCCAACCTAATTCAGTAAATTAATTTATACAGTTAGTATTTGTGGATATTATCGTATTATTTTGCTAAAGAACGATAAAAGGACTTGCTATGGATAAAAGAGCGCAAAAACGCAACAAACTACATGAACTTAAGGAAAAGGTTGATATTTTTGGTCGTGCAGCCGAGGAATTCAGCCCCACCTTTGCTAAGTTAATGGATGAGTTGAGAAATACCGATACTATGATCAGAGATTCTTTATTAGAACAAGATCCTAGTTTAAGGGACGTTCTGAAGAGTGCTAAATCTAATTTTAATAGAAGAGAATATATGACTTCTATTGCTGATCTTAAGACTTTTCATGACAAAGTTGAAGCAGTTGTAAAAGCACTTAAACATTTACAATTAAATGTTGATGAAGCACATGAAGAGTTTCTTTTTGATGGTTTGCCAAGTGATGCACTTTCTGGATTGAAATCTCTTAAAGAGAAATTTGATGCAAAGAAAGCTTCTCTAAATTCAACCTTTGTTAAAGAAGCTAATTTTTTTGGTGATCTTTGGTATGTACTTAATAATGATAGAGCTAAAGCGATGCGTGGGTGGGAAAAAAGATACCCATCAAGAATGAAACAAGTTAAGAATTCAGCAAACTCGTTAATTCGTAAGTCTGAAGTACTTTTTTCACAATTGCTGGTATCATTAAAAGAAATGTCTTCTGCACGCGCAGCAAGAAACATTGATAGATATCTTAAGGCTGCTGAAAAGTTAATTGCTAAATTCGAAGACTATGATAAGGATTTTAGATCTTTCTACGAGAATCATGTAAAGGGTTTCCTTGAGAAACTATTTGCTAGAGAAGCTGAAAAGGCAAAAAAGCAAGAAGAAGAAAAAGAAGTCAGAACTGAAGAGACAGATCTTGGAGAGGAAGAGGTTGCCTCTCCATCTTCCGGTACTACCTCTTCTCCATTTGCTCCTTCTCCTGGTTCTCAAAACTACGATCCAAATGTTAAATCAGCTCCATCTAAGGATTATTTCGTTCCTTCTGTTAGACAACAAATTGATTCAGATTCTCAAGGTGGTACTTCTAAAAATTATTTTGTGCCATCAGTTAGAGTACCAGTATCTGATCCAAAATCTAGCGTTGATCCATTCTCACCAACAATGAGATCAAATGAGGATGCTGCACCCGTAACTCCTATCCCAGTTGCGGTTAGAACTCCACCAAGTCAATCTGGTGTTCATTCTATTGATTTAACAAATCCAAATATTCCAAAACCACCAAGAGTACCTCACGATCTTACTCCAAGCGAAAAACCAAATGGTGGTAGATTGCCACAATTCCCGCTTCCAGAGTCTTTCCAGCCATCAGTTCCTAACACTATCCCAAATTCTCAAATCGAAACTCCAGATACTGATGTAGAAAATAATGGACCAGTAACACTTAGAAGTGCACATCCATTAATTAAAACATTACAAGTATTAGCTTCTGAAGGTCCAGAGGTACTAGCTTTGGAAATTAGTAAGTATGCATCCTCTATTAGAAATACTGATCCAAAGACTAGTGCAGAATTATTTGCCGTTGTAAATACTATTTTAAATAGTAAGGAGTAAGATGCCTAATTTGGGACCAAACTTTTACCCAAAGTTGGTACAAATAGCCTCTGAGGTGGGTATGAAACCAGAGGATTTGATTGCAGTTATGGTTTCAGAATCCGGCATGAATCCTGGTGCAGTTGAAAAGACATTTAAGGGATCTGGGCTCGTTGGATTCATGCCTAGTACTTTGAAGGGTCTTGGATTCAAAGGAACTTGGGAAGATTTCTCTAAGTTATCGGGAGAGGACCAATTAGATTGGTTGAAGAAACTTGTTCAAGGCTATAAAAGTAGCAATGGAGGTAAGGCATTTACCTCTGCTGCCCAATATTACACAGCAAATTTATGGCCAATAGCCCTTAGATTGCCAGGTGTCAAAGCTGGCGATCCAAACACACCTTTTATCGAGGCTCATCCAGCGGTCGTTAAAGATCCAAAGACGGGAGAAGAGTGGAGTAAAAAATACTTTGATGTTGGTATAAAGATTAGCCCTAAGCAGGAAATGGAAGCTTATAAGTATAATCCCTTATTCGACAAAGATAAAAAGGGAGCAATTACTTATGGTGATATGTTGAGACAAGTTGAGATTAATAAAAAGAATCCAATTTATCAAAAAGCAATTTCCGCAATGCACGCTGCTACAGGATATACTCCGAAACAAGAATTGCCATCATCTGAGATTGCCGTAAAGACTCCTGAATTCCTTGAGAATCTTAATAAGATGTTAAATACTTATTTAAGTGCTTTAGCTAGTGACTATAGGGTACAAAAAAAGTATTTAAGCAAAAATGATTTTCTAATTAAGATTAATTCAAACGAATTGTATAATTCAATTGAATATTCTAGAATACTTTGTGAAGCATTAGAAGAAGAACTATCTTCAAGAACATATGTTCATTCTAATGGAACAGACGTCGAAATTGAATGCAAAATATATGGAAATCCATTATTTTGTAAAAAGGCAGTTAAGTCATTATGTGATGGAATTTCTCGAGCATTTAATTATGCTACTAAGGGAATAGAAGTAGAGGCAACTGTCTTATCTAATACTAAATCTCAACTTGAATATTTGGACGATAAGTTGGCTGATTCTAGTTATAGAAAATTTCGTTTAAACTTACTATCAAAGCAGGGATAAATGAACAGTTTAGAGAAAAAGGTATTAGATACCGTAGAGGAATTTAACAATAATAAAAGGCACCACACGCTCGCAGAATTCATTGCGGGTATCTTTAAAGATCAATTCATCGAAATTTATGTTGGCGACTCTTATGAAGATGTAAAGTTTGAACAACATTCAACTCAATATCCAGCGGTTTTTTGCGGGAAAGTAATTGGTGCTTTTAAGGAATGTTTAATTATTTCTGCTGCCTATATTGAAGCAAAAGAGATTAGATTAGGTAAACTAATGTTCATCAGTGAAAGGGCAATCAGGACACTTAGTCCAGTTGATGGTAAAGGTGTTATTCAAGATTTGTTCCTTAGAGGAAAAGATACCATTGATATCGCAAAAAGATTTGGATAAACCATGTCTGATAAAGATAAAAAAGATATTATTGATCTAACAAAGATTGATGATTTTAGTTTCTCTGCCACCATGAGAAAGTTGCGTCCACAACTCTCTCAAGAGGAACTATTTGAGTTCCTTAAACTATATAAATATTTCTACGACCGCGCGGTTGAGGAAGGTTTACAAAAGGAAGAGACCCTCGCTTTAGCTAAAGCTTTAATTGGTTTAAATAAAATTAGGAAACTTAAAATAGATAAGAAAATGGTAAAGGAAGCTGCGGTTTCCGAGCTTGGTGATGCAGTTCAAGTAGGACAATACTTAGCTAACATCATTAGGTTTATTTTACAAAGAATCTCGGTAGATAAAAGACCTAATACAATCTATAAGTTAAAGCAAAAACTTTATGTTTTGAATGAAAAAGAAATTGCTGCAAAGAACATGCCTGCTTCTTCTGCAATGGGTCAATCAATTACATTAGTAAAGCACATCCTATTTAATCATGATGCTGGATATATTAGAGAAGTTATTAATAATATTATAAGGTATCTATGATTAAAAGATTTAGAAAAATAACTGAAGGATTATTTCGTGGTGGGGCTCCATCAGTTAAGGATGTGATTAAACTTAATAAACTCTATGGTGTCAAAAAGATAATTTCTCTAGATAAAGAAGCTGGGGAAAGAATTGATCGTATATGTAAACTTCTAGATATTGAACATATTACAATTCCTTTGGACGGAACTAAGAAAACACTTATTAATTTACTTAGTAATGATATTAAAAAGCTATTAACGGAAGGTGGTCCAACCTTCATTCATTGCAAAGAAGGTAAGGATCGTACTGGATTCTTGGCGGCATTATTTAAGTGTAAATACATGGGCGTGCCATTAGAAGAAGCCTTAGATGAAGCCAAGAAATTAGGTTTTGGCGAAGGTGTTCCAAAAGAGTATATTGAGTTACTTGAAAATACTTTGAAGAAAGTCTGTGGTGACTCTAATTCTGCTGACATCGTAGAAAACCAAAGGGAATATATGCAGGATAGTCACTCATCGGCACTAGATGAGGCTGATAGGGCATCTTTTTCGCCATACTTAGATAAAGTAAGACAATATCCATATGATCAGCCATATAATTATGTATATGATCAATATCCAACTCGTGAGAATATGAGTAAAGAACCTGTTGAAATCCCTGAGCCAGTGGGTGAAATTCCAATGGTTGGAATGTATGACAACTCTTCAGGAGTCAAGGGTGTTGGTCCAGTTGAAAATGGTGGCGGGTTTGTAAGCTTACAATAGGGATAAATTGTTATATGTATGAGGATAAATGGAGAAAAAAGCTTACATAGTTCAAATGACGTATGATGTTTCGGACGCTGAGAAGGCTCAAGCAGAAAAGGCTATTATTGCGTTTAATTACACGTTAAAGAAGCTTAAAATCGCAAGCGATCATTTGAATATCATGTTGACCCCTTTTAAGGATCACCCAGATATTCCTCCTGAACAAGTATTCAAATTTAGAGTACAAATAAGAGAATTCAGAGATCAATCAATTGAAAACTTTAATCAATTTAAGATTGCAGCATTTAGATGCATTGTTGTAATGCAAAAATTTCAAACTGATACGCAAACTAATAAATTGATGAAAGCATTTATTAGTTCTATTGATGATTTAGAGAGTAAAGTTAACGATTTCGCGGAAGAGTTCCAAGATCTTAAATCTAATGATTTCTCTAAGAAAATTGTTAAATTCATTACTGATATTCAGGATAAATGTGAAGAAATTGAAGAGATTATTAACGATAGATTAAAAACCCATATTAGGGAGAATATATTATCAAAAACTTGGGCAGATGATGTCAGCAGTGAACTTAACACAAAAATTGAGACATCTAAGCCCCTAATCATGGAGTTATTCCATCAAAGACAGGAAGAACTCAATAATAAGTTAAAATAAGGAAGGGACCTTTTCCGCAATACCTATGAATAATACTATATGGTATTAGTAAGTTTTTAAGTTATTTCATAGAAATTGTAGCAATAATAAACTATATTTATTGCAATTATACCAAGTCCCTCGCTTGGAGATCTAATGAGTTTTATAAAACGTGGTGATGGTAAAATACTCTCTGTCTATGATGAAACAGAGTTAAGTGAACAGCAGAAGAAGGCTGTCAGAGAGAATTCTGAAAAGCTTAAGAAGAATTCTGTGAAAGACACTGAAACAACTAAAAAGCTAGAGGGTTAATTCTTATGACATTTATTAAATTAGGAGAAGCAACAGAAATTACGATCGAAAATCCTAATTCTGTTTTGCCTATCGTTGAGGACTCAGTAATTGAGGCTCATTTTAAACGCTATGCTTTTGAAATGAAGAAGTTAGCCCCAAAGGCTGAAGACTTCTTATATTTCTCTGCTGTTATGATGCATGCAGCAGAAGCTAGTGCTATTAATCCAGATGGAACACCAAAACTAACTGCTAAGGGTGAACCGGTTCAAGTTGGCTGGGATAAGACTGGTGGTTCCTGGAGATGGCAAACAAATGATCCAACTATAAAGCCATATAAGAATTCTAATGGTGACATCTTCCCAGAGGAAGAGCTTATTAAGGCTTACAGAAAGTGGAAGGATAAGCCACTTTGTATCGATCACAAGTCTGACTCTGTTGATTATGTCAGAGGCTTTATTGTCGATACATATTATGATCGTAATTTAAAAAGAGTAGTTGCTCTTTGCGCATTAGACAAATTTAACTATCCTGATCTAGCCAGAAAAGTAGCCTCTGGCTATTCTAATTCTGTATCCATGGGTACAGCAGTTGGAAAAGCAATTTGTTCTGACTGTGGACAAGTTGCAAAAGCTGAAAAAGACTTCTGCAATCATATGCGTTCTAAGTCTTGCTACGGTGAAATCAATGTTGATTTAAGCCCAATTGAGTTGTCCATCGTTGTTAACGGTGCAGACGGAAGAGCAAGAATTAAGCACATCATTGCATCCGCAAATTCTCTAAATAGATACGTTGAAATGAAGAAGAATCGTTTAGAAGAGTTAAAGCAAGCTTCATTCCCAATTGATGAAGTTATGCAATTGCGTAAAGACTTCGATGACGCTATGTCAAAACTAGCAGCATTGGAAGAAGCCTTGAGTGAAGAAAAATCACTAGAAGATACTAATGATTTAGCATTTACTCAAACAAGCAGCGTAAAATCTGCCACCGAAACAGAATTACCAAATACTGATTTTAACATTGCTGCTCCACCACAAAGATTGGCATCCGAGGATGGCGGATTAGATGTCGCTAAGCTTCAAGAGGTAGTTTCCTCAGTTGAAGCTAATTTAAGCTTCATCAAACAAAGTTTAGATAAGTTATCAAATCTTAATAGTACAAACGAGGAAAATATGTCTGGACCAAAGAATATCAAAAATGCATTCTTTCAAGGAACTGAAGAACCAGCTCCTGGTGAAGTTAAATATCCAAAAGAGCCTCTAAACGAGAAGCTTCGCACTGATGGCGACAAGCACATGGATGCTCAAGACACTGGACCAGTCGATGGTTTGTTCCCAGGCGACTTGGAAAAGAAGAAGATGCTAGCTCGCGCACAAGCTGACGAAAGAGCACTTCGCAGACAAAACAGCGTCTCAAAAGCAAAAGAAGCTCTTGAAAAGAAGTCTTACTTCAATGGCACTGAAGAGCCAAAGCCAGGTAAGCAACAATACCCAGTTGACCCATTGAACGATAAACTTCGTGAAGATGGTGACAAGCACATGGACGGCGCAAAGCCATTCCCAGGTGTCGGTCCAGTTGATTCCCTTCGTCCAGAAGATAAGAAGGTCAAGGAAATGCTTCAAAGAGCTTCTTACAGAGCACGCTTTGTAAAGGCTGCAAATGATGATGGTTCTCTTAACAAAGGCGCATCCGCTTGGGAAGTTTACCTTGGAGATAAACTAATTCTTTCTGCTTCCGTTGAAGAAATTGCTGGCGTTCGCGCTTACGATGCAATTGCAACAAAGGATTACGGTGCAAAGTTAATTGAGAATGTAAAGAAGCTTGGTGCTGATGGTGTCAAGTCTACTTTGGTCAAGTCTGCTCAGGAAACACCTCCAGCAGCTCCTGCCCCAGCAGAAGCAGCGCCTGCTCCTGCTCCATCACCAGAAGGTGATGCAACACCAGCAGAGGGTGACGGTGGAGATTTGAAGAGTACCGTTAAGGATTTAGTTGCTAAGGCACAACAAGTTGCTTCCGATCTAGCTGAAGCAGTAAATAAGTTGTTCGGTGAGCAAGCTGAAATGGGCGACCTTGACGAACTAGGTTCAACTGCATCTGATACTGGAAGCTTGAACAAGATGAGAAAAGAACTTAATGGCGCATTGACTCACGCCCTTAAGGAATCTATCGCAGAGCTTAATGATCGTGAACACGAATTAACAGAAATTCTTAAGATGCACGAGAAGAATAAGAAGCTAGCTTCTGAGAATGAGACCTTCAAATCTGTTGTCGAAGATACAATTGAAGAGACCAAGGCAGCTCTTGCTGATTCATTCAAGTTAATGACTGCCTTTGTAAAGTATGCACGTGGAACCGAAGCAATCGTCAAGCGCGCAGAAATCGAGTCAGAACTTAACAAACTAGCTGATAATGGAGAGACTGGCATGGCTGAGACAGATAATCTAATGGGCGATGACGGCGATCTTATGAGCATGCTTAATGAAGCCGATGACGACATCGCAGCTCTCAACTCAGAGTTAGATGGATCATCTGAATCGGAGCCTGAGCTTGGTGGAGATCCACTTGATCTTCAATTAGCAAAGGATGACGAAGATTCTTGCATGTCAGACGACAACGCCGCAGAAACAGTTGAAGTAACTACACCAGATGGCAAGAAGGTAAACGTTCCTGCTGGAAGCAAAGTTGCAGCAGAAGAGTACGACCTTACCTCTAAGGCAGGTAGAGCAGCTTTCAGAGCAAAGCTTGCAGCCGATACCCTTAAGGTATCTCCTCACCTTCACGAAGCTCACCCAAGGGGTGGATTCACTACCGAGCTTGATGTCAAGCCAACCGGTAACCTTGCAGAAGTTGAAGATCTTGAAGGCATCCACGATGCAATGATGGATCTTGCAAACGCACCTCCAAAGGTTCGCAAGGAAGCAGAAGCAATTCAAGAACTTATTGCTGCTGGCGAATTGAATGCAGCAGATGTTGACTCACTTGTTGCAGTCGGTCTTGACAAGGATGCAGTTGCATACTGGAAGAAGTACTTTGGCGAAGCAGGACCAGAAGGTTCTCAATTCGCAACCGAACTTGTAAAGGAGCACGCAAAGGCTAAGGCTGAAGCTGCACTTGACGAGCACAAGGTCAAGCTTTCAAGAGCTTATGAATTAACTTATCAAATGATTGAGCGCGGTCTTTGTGCCCCAGACAAGTCTGCAATCTCTAGCCAAGTTGAAGAAATCATGAAGTTTAACGACGCTGCTTTCGATAACTTGAAGAGAATTATTGCTCGCCACGAGCCAGTAGCAGTCAAGACTGCCGGACGTATGCCACAAGTTGGTTTGTTCGGTTCTGATGAATCTACAAGCGCATCATCTAGTGATTCTGAAAACTTGTTCTCCCAATTGTCTGTCGCGTTCTCCGGCAGCGGTAAGAGAATGTTCTAATCTAACTGAGAGGAAAACAAAATGGTAAAAAGTAATTTTTCTGAATTAGTTGCTCTCGGTATGAACGAGACTTTACAAAATGACGAGTTCAAATCTCTTTTCGGTGTTGCCTATAAGACTGCCGGTGAAGAATGCAAAGTTTGCCACAAGGATCCATGCGAGTGCGATTCAAGTGATGCAGATGACAGCTCCTCATCTTCAAGTAAAGAAGACTCATCTGCCGCAGACGACAAGGACTCTGATCTTGACAGCAAGAGTGCAGCTCTTGATGTAGCAATCGAAGGATTGTTGAAGGCATCCGCCGCTCTTGACAGCGTTGGTTTCGAAAAGTCTGCAACCGCCTCTCTTAACCTTGCAAGCTTAATTGCAGAAGCAAAGAAGAAGCAATTATCCGATAAGGAAAAAGCAAAGAAGGAAAAAGAGAAGGAAAAGAAGGAAAAGGAAAAGGCTAAGAGAGATCAACAAATGGCAAAAGATAAGGCTGCCAAGGAAAAGGCTAAGGAAAAAGCCGAGAAGGAAAAGGCAAAAGCCAAGGCTGAGAAAGAGAAAGCCAAGGCAAAGGCTGAAAAAGAAAAGGCTTCAAAGAAGTAATTAATAATAACAGACTAGCTGGAATATGTTAGTCTGTTATCCATAGTAAAATAAAAAGGAATAAACATGACTGATAGACTTTTTAAATTTGGAAGCTTAGAGGAAGAAATCATGAAGTCAATGGAGACTTCATTGGTTAAGGTTCAAAGAAGCCTTATGGGTCATGAGAAGCTTGCAAAGGCAGTTGATCACCTTAATGCAGCAGCAGAAATTTTTGATGATAGCGGATTTAATAAAGAAGCTGAAGTAGTTACTAGATTAATTGAAAAGATTGCTCATGGTGAAGCAAATATTGGAAATATGATTGATGAGTCTCTTCCAGAACACATGAAGAGCCCCGTTAATAAGTTAGTCCAAGAAGAACTTTCAAAGCAAGATATTGAAAATATTTTGAATAAGGGTGATTTGAGTCCAGCAGAACCATTTGCTAAATCTCCATCCCTATTACCACCAACATTAGATATTAAAGAAGAGTCTGAACCATTTAGAAAGTCACCTTCTGCAATGCCTCCAGCATTCGAAGATCCGTTAACTGACGCAGATTTTGAAGGATTATTTGGAAACATGAAATCCGATAAAATGGAGTCCAGACTCGCTTCTGATAAAAAAAAAGTCCAAAAGTAGATAAGTATACCCACGGATTAACCCCAGAGAAGATGGTTCAAAACCTTCTTAATACTGGAACCGTATTCGATTACGCTACAGATGATGACTCTAGTTACGCTGACGATATTCTAGATTTAGATATTGCAGATGATACTATTGAGGTGACTGATTCAGATCCAGAAATGGATTTTGAAGACGAAAAATAATCTGTTATATATTAAATTATGAGGAAGAGGAGTAGCGTAAGAGGTTTAAAATGTTAAGATTAGTTCAAGTTGGAAATTCATTACCTGCTTCATTTATCGTTGATCCAAGCGCTGAATTTCAGCCTGGTATGATTGCGGAACTTACTGTTATTGGTAACCAAGTTATGGCTACTGTGAGTAAAGGAACTGCTCCCATTGGTGTCATCGATGACATTAAAACGAAAGCTTTTACTACAGTTGCATGGAACGAAGAAAAAATTGCTCTTGCTGCTGGAGTTCTTAATTCAGAAGGTAAATTAGTAACGCCTGTAGATATTAAGGTTGAATTAGAGCATCCAAATGTTTTGGCATCAAGCTTTATTTCAGATATACCATGTTTCTTAAATCCTACAAATGGTATAATTACCTTTCTTGCTGGAACTGAACTTAATTTTGATATTGATGGCGATCAAATTCCAGATGCTATTAGGGCTGTTGTAAGCTATACTTATCAAGTTCCTAATATTCCTGGTGATGATAGCACCATTGGCTCAGGTAGAGTAACTGTTTGGTTTGACAGAATGTTCGCCCAAACTGACCAATATGAGACTAATCAACAATACCCTGTTAGAGCTAATTTATATGTTTCTGAGGCTGGATTGTTGACTACCAGACGTCCAAGTGAGTTCCATCCCGCTGTAGCAATGGTTACTGCTCCACCGACTCCGCTAAACTCAATGATCGAATTTTTGTGGTTTTGACTTGACGCGTCATTGTTTGACGCAGTTATATTAAAGTACGGAGATGTTAGATGCATTATCTGTACAAAATTACAAATACAATAAATGGTAAAGTTTACATTGGACAATCAAATAATAAACGCAGATGGAGTCAGCATAAGTATTTTGCTAAGCACCCTGAACAAACTGGACAATATATACATTACGCTATGGCGAAACATGGGGTCGAAAACTTCAATTTTGAAG